AGTTCCTTGAACCAATCTTTGCTCGGTTGCGTGAATTTGGACTAGCTCTAGGAATAGGGATAGGACTTGACATGCACCGTGACGGAGATATGGTCATGGAGCGCTTGAGACGTTTCGTAAAAATGATGGAAGGTGATTGGGAAGATTTTGACAAGAAAATTCCCGGTCAGATTGGACGAAGCGCCGCTTCTTTGTATTATCGCATAGCAGAGCGATATGGCTATAATGAGGAGGCTTTAAATGCCTTGAGAGGAGTTTTAACAGATTCTCTGTATCCATTGCTAACTATGAATGGCGATTTATATTACGCTCCTGGGTATCAGCCCAGTGGGAAGCATGGTACTGCTGAAGATAATTCAGTACGTGATTCGCTATTATATAGATATGCTTGGAAAGTTTTAGTAGGAGAACAATACTCTTTTGACGAATACACAAGATTGTTGGTGTATGGAGATGACTCGTTATGTGCGATGGCAGATGAATTTGCTCATCTATTCAATAACATTACAATGAAAGAGTTTGCTAAAACTTATTATGGAATGAATTTTACTCCTGCATCAAAAGGTAGTGAAATGAAGCCTTTTGTGGAGGTTTCCGAAATGTCTTTTCTTAAGAGAACGTTTGTGTACGACAATGACAAAAAACGCACTACGTGTCCTCTAGAGATAGACTCAATTTATAAAACATTGACTTGGCGAATGCCGAGCAAACATGTGTCTAAGGAACAACAATGGCTTGATGTGGCTAATAGTTGCTTACGTGAGTTATATTTTCATGCAACTCCAGACAAGTTTGCTAAGCTCAGAGGTGAATTTCTGACTTGGTCAAAAGTTTTTGAATTGGACCCAACAGTAGTTTCAGAGCGATTGTGCAGTTATGAGACGATAAGTAGTTCTCTTTCTGAGAATTTAACCGTTCGGGAGTGGGATGATCATCCGCCCGATCAGGTAGCACTTGGATGGCACTCTAATGAGGCTACTCCACAAGTAGGAGATCTTAGGGAACTCAGTGTCGGTATCATCGGTTCTTGAAAATTCATACCGCAAGCAAGTAGAGACTCGCATCCCTTTCGAATTCCTTTGTTTTCGCAACTTACTCAACCCACTAAAGATGTTGAGGAGGTTAAAAAAG